TGCCCTGAATGTCATACTGGTCCGCGTATGGGTTGGCATGGACAGCGGTTTGCCTGGAAGATTCGCAAGATGGAAGAGATTGATGCTTTGAATATCACGATCAAACGGCTATGTCTAACCTAGAACTACTACTCCTCGACCAACTTCGTTCCGCAGGCATAGAAGAGCCTGGGCTAGAGCACAAGTTCCACCCTAAACGTAGGTGGCGGCTGGACATGGTTTGGCCTGCTCACATGCTGGCCGTTGAGGTCGAGGGCGGTACATGGATTGGTGGCCGCCACACCCGAGGTTCCGGTTTCGAGAAAGACGCCGAGAAGTACGCCGAAGCTATGTGCCTGGGCTGGAGGGTTCTCCGAGTTACAGGCTCTCAAGTCTGCACTGGAAAAGCCCTGAAGTGGATTCAACAACTTAGGGAAAACACCTACTCTCACGTTAAAATTTAACCTTCACAATCTAACCTTTACAAGACACGAAAGGACACAAGATGTTTCTATCTATCAATGGTGTTTGCGCTTTGCTGGACATTACTCGCGGCAAGGTTCATAAGTACATGAAGCAGGGCCAGTTTCCGCTTCCTATCCAGACCGATACCAAGATGGTCTTTTGGGACAGGGAAGTTGTCTCAACTTGGGAGCCGCCTGCCAAGCAACCCAAGGTCAAGGTCGCTAAAGAGCGCAAGCCTGTAGTACCCAAGTACCGGGATGGTGAGAACACTTGGTCTGGTCGCGGCATCATGGCTAAGTGGCTCAAGGCTCACATTGCTAACGGTCGTTCTATTGATGAATTCAAGGTATGAAAAACATCGCATCCGCATTGGTGAAGGCTCAAAAAGCATTTGGGCCTGCACTCAAGACCGCCTCTAATCCTCACTTCAAGTCGAAGTACGCTGATCTATCAGCTTGCGTGGAGGCAGTTATTGACGGCCTTAACTCCAACGGCATCTTTTTGATGCAAACATCACATGAGTGTGATAACGGAGTTGTAGTTGAGACCTTGTTCATCCATGAGTCTGGAGAGCAAATCTCTGCTGGGAAACTTCATGTTCCCGCTGCCAAGCAAGACCCGCAAGGGTACGGCTCCGCGCTCACCTACGCTCGACGCTATGCCCTGATGGCAGCTTGCGGCATCGCTCCAGAAGATGACGATGGCAACGCAGCAACCAAAGGCCAGGACGCGGCCTACAAGGCTTTCGAGGACGAACAACTACCCAGGCTTAGGGAAGCTGCTTTGGATAGCATGGAGGCTCTACAAAGGGCTTTGAGAGCCATTCCTGCCAGCCCAATGAAGGCGAAGTTCTGGGCAACTCACGGTCAATCACTAAAGAATGCAAACAAGAACTGAATGGTTCACTACTGTCAGCCCCGTCCGAGTAGGAGTCTATGAAAGGAAGTTTCAGACATGGAAAAACGAACCATTGCTGAGATTCTCCTACTGGGATGGAGAGCATTGGTATCTAGGTGCCGAGACTCCAGGCGAAGCAGCATTGAGAGTCAACCTCGGACCAACCCTTGCACAAAAACTACCGTGGAGAGGTGTTGTACAAGGAACTGTAATCAAGGAAGAACATGCAACAGACGCCTGAATGGTTTCAGCAAAGGGTAGGAAAAGCTACCGCTTCGCGAATTAAAGACATCGTTGCCAAGACTAAAACCGGGGTTTCAGCTTCTCGAAAGAACTACGCTGTCGAGCTTGCCCTTGAGCGACTCACCGGGTCTAAAAAGGAAGGCTTCACTAACGCGGCTATGCAGCATGGGATCGATCAGGAACCTTATGCAAAACTTGCATATGAGAACCGCACTGGTCAACTGATTCAAGACGTAGGGTTCATTGACCATCCGACAATTCCGATGTCTGGTGCGTCTCCTGATGGTTTCCCAGGTGAGGGTCTGATTGAGATAAAAGCGCCTAACTCGGCGACTCATCTGGACAACCTGCTTCGCGGATCGGCTGACCCCGAATACCTGCCTCAGATGTACTGGCAGATGGCCGTAACGGGTCGGCCTTGGTGCGACTTTGTGTCCTTTGATCCCAGGTTTCCTGAACACCTCCAGTTGGCGATCTATAGGGTAAACACCGATACCCAAAAGATCAAAGAACTTGAGAATGAAGTCTCTCAGTTCTTGACTGAAGTTGATTTGATTGTGGAGAAACTTAATGGAATCGCAAGCCCATCAGTTAGTTGAACTTCTCCGACAGGGGCCTGTCACGCCACAGGATGCCCTGCAAAAGGTTGGGTGTTTTCGTCTTGCTGCGCGTATCCATGAACTACGCAAAGCAGGCTACGACATCCGACAGGTTATGAAACAACGCAACGGCAAGCACTTTGCCGAATATCAATTAAAGGAAGAATGATGCGTCTAATTGGAAATTGTCGCTTGGGTAAGGATGTTGAGATTCGCTCTACCCGTAGTGGCGTGACCGTGGCAAACTTGGTGCTGGCTTACAACTACGGACAGAAGGATCGTGACGGCAAGAAGCCTTCGCAGTGGATTCAAGCCTCGTTGTTTGGCGATAGGGCTGACTCTCTCGCTCCGTTTCTCGGCAAAGGTACGCTGATCTTTGTGGACATGAAGGACATCCACATTGAGGTCTACGAGGGGAAAGACGGCAAGACCTACCACAACATGCGCGGCACCATCGACGCCCTAGAGTTTGTGGGTAAGGCTGAGAAGACCGCTGGTGCTAAGAAGGGCACCCGTGATGATGATTGGGATGATGAGAGCGACATTCCATTTTAGGATTGATCATGTTCACTAAACCTGACGGAACCAAATCCAAAGACGCACCGCCTTGTTGGCCTTTCGGTACGGTCAAACCACCGACCAAGAAAGAACTGCAAGACCAAATTCTGAGGGAAGCAGATGAAGCACTTCTATGACGCAGCCACAGGAGAGATGTGCTTCAGCATGGCTCTGCTGGCGATGAAAGACGGGAAGAAAGTCCGTCGAAAAGCATGGCATGGAACAGACTTCATCAGCATCAATTTCCTGATGCATCTTTCTTACTGCAACCTGCGTTCTGACGACATTCTGGCTATTGATTGGATGGAAATCTATGAGTACTAAATCACTTTTCCGACACGCCAAGACTCTTTTCCACTGCGGTATTCCTCACTTGGATCGCCACAATCAACGCGCTTGGGTGCGCTCGGTGATCCGCCTGGGAGACCGCTGGTTACTCAAAAAGCATGTTCACCGCATCCAACATCTATAAGTACCCTCCTATGCCAGCAACTGGAACTGAAGGTCGAGTCTGCGTAGACATCGTTAGGCGTCAGCAGATGGGCATTGCTAAGTACGGCACCACCGTATCTGAAAACCCTCTGGAGTTGCGCCAATGGGTCCAACACGCCTACGAGGAAGCATTGGATCAGGCGATCTACCTCAAGAGAATTATGGAGGAACTTGACAAATGAAATCAGTATTTGTTGTTTTGAGTGAAAAGCCAAGTCCTATTGCTATAACTTATCCTTGGCCTATAGCTGCATTTGCTACGAGAAAAGATGCAAATCAATTCGTTAAAAATAAACAACTTCGTTCTGATGGGGCTTATTATGGTGTTATGAGAGTTAAATTTACAGAGAAAAACAATGAATCCAATCGAATCGGTTGAGCAGTGGGTCGAAGGTGTAGGTCACCAGTACCACACCGAACTGTACACATCCTTAGTCCTAGAAGAGGCTAAGGAAATGCTGGAGTCGCTCCAGTGCCCATCCCTGTCCGTAGAGCTTCGCAGAGCCATAGGAGTCCTTGATGGCGCTTCTTTCTCTATTAGGAAAGAACCGATTGACCTTGACGCGAACCCTGTCGAGCTTCTTGATGCATCACTTGATCTTGCTTGGGTATCTCTTTGTCTGGCTTATACGCTTGTTGGGCCTCGCCTTGGTAGTGCCTGGGCAGAGCTTCATCGATCTAACATTTCGGATAAGCAGGTGGATGGACGATTTCAGAAGGCACCATCGGGGAAGGTTCTGAAGCCTGAAGGATGGAAACCTCCTAACTTCGAGCAGTTCCTATGAAGGTGATCATGCAGTTCAACTTGCCAGATGAGGCTTTGCAGGTCGAGCAAGCCTTCAAAGCAGGCATTGCATGGGCAGCGCTCTGGTCTGCGGACAATCGTCTCAGAAACGCTCTGAAGCACCTTGATGACCCCGAGCAATTTCGAGACGCAATGATCGAAGTCAGAGAACTCATCCAAGACGCACTGGGGAAGATTGATGAGTAACGTAGCAAGATGTGATGGGATTAAATACCATGATGAAAACTGGGGATCGTGGCTTGATGACAGATGTTTCGGCTGCCAAAGACGGACCTTTCCGTCTGGGCAATGGCAAGTTTGGATGTCGCCATTCACAGGCTCCGGCCCCTGTCCCTATAAGATTGAGAATCCTGACTCTCCTCCAAGAACTTGGCCCCATGACAGCCAGAGAGTTGGCAGAGCAGTTAAAGATTAAGCACGTTAACCAGATCGCCGCCGCTCTTCAGGGATGTGACCACTATCACATCTCAGGCTATCGGCGTGACGAAGATGGTGGAAGACTGTATCCTCGCGCCCTCTACGCTTATGGCCCAGGTAAAGAAGCTAAGAAGCCTCCTAAACTGAGCAGACAAGAGTACAACAAACGCTCAAAAGCAAAGATGCGGAAAACTGTGTCTAGCGTCTGGGACTTGGGAATCTTTTACGAGGATCGAAGAAAACATGCGCTGTCCAACATGCGGAGTCTGGACGTTTGTACTTGAAACGCGAGGAGGGAAGAGGAGGCGTGAGTGCGCGAATCAACACAGGTTTACGACAGTCGAGAGCATCACCGAGCAGAGTGTGAAGCCAGATTCGTCCTCTCAATGCCAAAAGGCAACCGTAAAACGTACCTTGAGGGTATTGAAAAAGCTAGAGGTAAATCTGGCCGTGAGTATCTAGAGAAGTACATCATGGCCGAGTGGGCGAAAAAAAAGCCTCCGAAGAGGCTTTAAGGCTTTGCAGCCGACAGGAGAAACAAATCTTTTTCGGCTTGTCTTCTTTTTACTAAGCCCGGTAGCTCTTTGCCGCCACCCTTGGTCCACATCATAAAGGCTTCCGCAGCACCTGTGAAGTCGCCACGATTGTTCTTCATGCGGATAGTGCTTCTTTGGTAGTTCCCTAGCCCAGCGTTAAAGGCAAAAGAGACCACAGCGTCAAATGCGCCTTGACGACCAACCAGATTAGGAGACAGTCGAAGAGCACCACGCTCAAAAGATGCGACATCTTCGCTGAAGAGCTTTTCAATCTCATCTTTAGTCCAGGCGCGATTGTCTTCAGGGCGCAGCGGGAACTCTTTGCGGATCATGCCTTCGTAGTCGCCTACACGAACTACTGGCAGTCTGATCTGCTCTTGATACAAAACGTGACCGTAACCAATCGTCCAGATGTGCGCTGGGCAAAGATATGGCTTGGTACGGAAGCCTTCAAATCGGTGCATCAGTTCTGCACCGACAGGACTTAGTTTCACTTCTTGCTCCTGCATTTGTCAAAGTGATAACGGCGCATATTGCCGCCACCGCCTTCAACTGAGCAGTGTGGGCATTTTAATACTTGCCGCTTTCCCTTACATGCCGCACTAAGTTTGCCTCGATATGAAGGGTCTAAAAGACGTTTTGCTGCACCTTCAATATATGGCTGGACATTTTCCCTTTTTGATGGCCCACCGCCTTTTGCATCTGCAACAACATTGTATAAATCGCTAATGAAGCACTCAAGAAACGCTTGTTCAATTTCTCGCGCTTCTTGTTCAGTCATAAGTTCAGCTAACACATGGAATGAAAACGCTTCTACTCCATATTTTTTGGCGTCTTCCGCATAAGGTTGGTAATGGTAAAAGTTGCCGGTTTTAATAGCTGAGCGATGTTGAATTAACCTTCTGTTTACGTTGATAGAACTACCAACATAGGAGCGACCTGTAATATTGTTTGTTACGGCATATAAACCAATCATGTCTTACTCCAACTACGTGATCCAAACCAATATCCAACCGTAGCACCAAGCATTGCCATTTCATCTTGCGAGAAAATAACATCAGTGACGCGAATCAGGTCATCTATGTTCTTAACTAGCCCAGGCTGGTTAAACGCATACCAAGCGATAGCCGCATTGATGGCAACAAGCTCAAGGATAAAGATGTAGGTTACGGTAGGGCGCACAGTCCCAACATAGCTGGCGACCCACTTACTAGCGCGGTCCAGCACCTTCTCATCATGCCTAAGCGCCGCCTCGGTCATCTGCGCCTCGGTTTGCATGGCAATCTGATCTGTCCTGATCTCCTCCATCCGCGCCTGGGCAGCAAAGCCTTGAGCCGCTAGTTGCAACTCCCTCTCAATCTGGACGCGGGCCAGAGCCAGTTCATGCTTCTGGTCGGCCTTGTTCTGGAAGAAGTCCAGCAGCTTCGGCAGGCCGCTGATCAGCAAACCACCGAGCGTTGAGAGGAGAGACAGCATCCTTAACTCCTTGTGGTGACCGTATCGTCACCCTTGCTAACGGTGACTTTGCCGTCGTTTACATCCACCCGCATCGGCGCTTCGTCTTTGTCTAGACGGGCAATCAGTTCCTTGATGATGGTGATCTCAGGCTTCTCTTCCTTCTTCACCTCATTGACGATCCCCGACACCATTTGAATCAATGCCATCGTCGCTGTAGCTACTAGTCCGATCACGGCAGGTAGAGCATTAGCATCAAGAAAAGCAGAAGCAGCAACGCCCACAAGAACCAGCAGAAAAATCCACAGCAGGGCTTCTTTGCCGATAGCCTTACTAGCCACTTCTCGGGCAGTGGCTTGCGCCTCTAGGCGGTCTAGTTCGACCGCAGCCTGGGCCTTAAGAAGTTTGATCGGGTCCGGTTCCATTACGCTAGCCCCGTCTTCTTAGCGATAAACATAAGCAGTAAACCGATAGCTCCCCAGAGGAATCTATCCAACCAAACATTTACACGCTTGTTTGCAGGCACATAGGCCTCTAGGTCAGACACCCGCTGCTCGACTCGCTCTAGGGCCTTAAAAGCCCTTTCCTGAGCCGCTGCTGCTTGTGTCTGACGCTCCTCAATCAAAGCAAGTTTCGTTATTGCCGCAGTCAAGTCCTTAAGAACTGCCTTCATTTCACCCACATCTTCGTGGAGAGTTTGAAGTTTGTGCGACAAAACGTCATCCATTTTTACTCTGCCTTGATCTGAGATTTGCCTTGCTCAACGATCTTGGGGATCAACTGAGAAACTGCTTCAAATGGCAATTTGCTGAGTGCAGCCAATACGAGATTGGTTTCGTCAGCGGTCAGCGTGAGTGTGATGTCTTGCATTATGCGCTCCAAGGAAGAGGTGGGGTGATGATTGGCGGATTGACCTGATTGTCAATCTGCTGTTGAACCGCAGCTTCAGTTGCTGCTTGATCAACTCCGTTTTCCCAGCACCAATTAAGCACTTGATCCTGGGTTAATTCATTGTAAGGTACAAAATTAGTACCTTGAGTCATTGTAAAAGAACAAGTGGAGTACACGCTGCTGGTGTAAGCGCCATCCACGCCGACACATTGCCAATGCGCGGTCACTACAAAGTCAGGGCCTTCAGCCGATTGCGGCAGACAGTCGAGTTGCGAGATCGTCCAAGTGATTACGGTGGTCATGGTGTTTCCTTTCAGGGTTGAGCTTCAAGTTGTGCCACACGGGCGCGGAGGGATTGGATTTCTGCAATCAGGTTGGCAATCAGTTCAGCACTTGAGTAATCCATTGTCTGCATTTCTTCCCCGTCTTTAACACCAGTTGCCACTTTAGTCCGACTTACTTCTTGGACTTCGTGAGCAATTAGACCAACAAAAACTGAATTATTATTTTTCCAAGTACCCTCAACCGGCTTCAGACTGTCGATATAAGCACCAGAGTTGGTAATTGGCCCAGTGATGTTTTTAAGACGGTAATCAGAACTAGTGTTATATGCAGTAGCTGTAGTTGTGACAGAGATTGATCCAACAGATGTAGCATCTCGACGGAAACCAATGACATCCCCGTCAGTTGCAAGTCGCCTAAACGCACCTGAAAGACCATTTCTAGTTGCAGAAATATAAGGCCCAGTAGTGGTCCCATACAACGCAATTCCAGCAAGTGAATCGTCAACGCTGGTCTTTCCAACCAACAAATTCCCACTCGCATCCAGCGTCATCGCCTGCGTGAAGGTGATCGTGTTACCTGCGGTGCCGGAGGGGGCGGTGTTCCAAATATGAGAGCCGTCGTTTTGGTAATACTGTGCGGCAGGCTGACTAACCCCGTATATCCAGTTCGTGCCGTTGTAGTAACTGTTCGACCCGAGCCATACTTGACGACCGGCAACGCTATCAGTGCGGCCACCAACGTAGCTTGCCCCCGCGCCTACCTGCATTACCTTGAAGATGCTCCCCCAAGCACTCGGCGTCACACCCAGGCCGAGGTTGCCGGAGGCGTCGAGGTTCATCAGCGTTGACCAAGTAATTGCCCCACCGGCAGAACCAGAAGCGGTTGAACTTAGCCATTGATGATTTCCGGTCCCAGTCAGATGCAAGTATCGGTTTGCAAAACCCGTCCCGCTAAACTTCCAGGCTCCATCATCGTAAGCGTTTGTCGCAAGTCCCGAGTTGGTGGCGAAGCCGTACAACCCCCCAAAGGTGTTAACCTGAATCGCTTTGTAGGTACTGAACCACGCAGCAGGCGTCACACCCAGGCCGAGGTTGCCGGAGGCGTCGAGACGCATGCGCTCTGTAACTGAGCCAGAAACTCCAGTATGAAACTCAATACTTGAACCAGTTGCGTTTGAAGTACCTGAAAAAATACGCATGTTTTTTGACGATGTGCGGTCAAAACCTGCG